GTCCGGACGGCCATACAATTGCTCGGCGGCACGGGCGGCATACGTCATCTCCTCGAACATGTAGCCACTCTTCAATTCCATACTCAACGCGCGGCACACATGACCCAACGCTTTCGCGGAACCGGCCTGACCGTCGGAACCGCATAATGCGACGACGGCCCATCCGATTGGACTCAGCTGCATTCGCAACTGTTCCGCACCCGGATACGATTGTTCGAGCTGATGGCAACGTTTCACAATCTCGCTTTCCCAATCCTTGTTTGCGGATTCGGGATTATGCTTGCGTTCCTCCTGCACGTAACGGTCAACCGCCACACCGATGGTCAACGCTTGGGTGATGATGTTCTGCGAGTCGTTCAGAATATCACCGTCATCGAACGAGTAACGCATGGTCTTCGCCACGCTCGCCGCAGTCTCCATCGCATTATTCCCGTCCTTCATGCCAAGCATGTCCAAGCACACACTGTTCGGGTCGGCCAAATAGACGACGCGTTGCGGACTGGTGAAACCGTGACGTTTGCGATAACGTTCCAACACGTTAACACCGGTATCATCCTTCATCCAAAAATGGATGATACGGGAGTCGCGCCCCCAGATTTTCGGACTGGTGGTCTCGCGTGCGCTGATGGCCCACTGGCTGATGCCATGAGTGAGCACGGTCTTACCGGAACCGGCTTCACCGTTGATGGCGATACCGCCGAACAATTGCGATGAGTCGAGATAACAGTTACGTCCCGTATCGTCCTTTCCGAGGAAGATGCCATCATGCGACAATACTTCCGGAACGGGATGCAACTCCTGTTTCATCGCCACTCCCTGAGTGACCGGAGTGAACACGGAGCTTACGATAATCGGAGGAAGAATCAACGTGGTACGTTGCGCACCATAAGCCAACACGCGCTCCTTATGAGTTCGCACGCCAAGACGGGTCTGATTATCGGAATCGTTCGCGCCACGGTCGTTCGCAATCGCATAATATCTGCGTGGCGTTTGGAAAATATCATCCCACAACGTCCAATTCTTCCAACGGATGAACGCGAAGACAAGAAGCGGAACGAAAAGAATCGGAATGAATGTCGGAAGCGGAAGCAACCCCAACAGCAGGTAAAGCATGAGCGCCACCGCTCCACCGGCAATCTGAGGTCGCGGAATGTAAACGAACGGAATGCACGACAACAGCATGAGGAACAGGAACACGACCAACGTCACAGCAAGCAACGGAAGCGCGATTCCGAAACCCCAAGCGGAATGGAACAATGGGAAAACCCCATCCATCACGTATCCTCTTGCAAGACCGCACACACTCCAAATCACGGACAACACTTCCAACAGCATGCCGACGAACAGCAAACCGAATTTCGGACGGCTCGCATGACTGGACATGTTGGATATGAGCGGGCAGATGATTTGACCAATCTTCTGCGCAAGCTGTCGGTTACGCGAAGCCTGACGGCAACCGAAACTCACACGGGCGCACATCGTGTTGGTCGAAGCAAGTTCGCTTGAATCCTCGACCGCATTGTATTCGTCGCTAATCCAATTACGAATACGAATCTGCTCGAAGTATCCCTGATTGCGAAGCGTGACGCTCACGTAACTGTCCGGCGGCATGACCTTCTCGATGCTTGTACGAACACCGGAATAGTTCGTCCGCATTTTCTCCATGTTGCTTTTCGAGTTCAACCGGGCACGGAACGGGATGAGAGGATGCGCCGCACTGTTCACACCGTCCGGCAACACCGGCCCGTCGTCGTCTTCGACCAATTTCGCGTCGAATCCAGCCAACTGTCCGGCGTTGATGATTCCCTCGCCGTCGCCGTAAATGTATTCCTTGACCGGCTCCTCGCCCTTCTTGATGAGGAGCAGTGTGCATCCGTCCAGTTCGGCGGGAATGCTCTCCACTTTCGAACGTTGCTCGTCCTCGTCAAGCTGTTGCAATGTTCTGGTTATCTGATACCAGTTCTGTCCGCTCATGCGCTACCTTCTTTCTGTTAGTCGTCTGTGCTTTGCTGATATAACGGCGCATATGGGAAGCCTTCCGGCTTTTGAAAAGTGGAAAGCCTCTCACGTAACGACAATTGGAGAAGCCACGTCGTCATCCGGACGGTTTTCTCCTTCGACTCCAACGCCCAGCCCAAAGTCACGTAACCGTCGTTCACACTCGAATCATCGTTGATGGTTTCACGCATGATGCGGATTGTTTTGTTCGCAATCCGCCGGGAAGTGTTGAACATTATCGAGTCCAATTGCCAGAGTCGTATTTTCCGTAATGCGGGAACACGTTGCATGTTCGCCATCAGAAACGGAATGACCAAATGTCTACGTCCCGTCTCGCATAATGTCTGAACCTGTTGCAAGGCCCGCGCACGTTCCAATCTTGCTACATCCAACGCGTCCTGTGTCTGTTGGAATGATTCCTCAGTGGAGACCATCGCAATCCTTTCCAATGAAACCGTAGAAACCGCCACGGTACGCTTCCGGCATCGTCCAACCGGAAACGTCCCAACCCCAATCCTTTTTGATGATGTCCCGTGTCACGTCCCAACCCCATTCGCTGACTTTGCGAACGTCACGAACCTGCGGAGTGTATTGCGCCCACTCGTCGGAGAAAATGTTGCGCCGTGTTCCACTCATGTCCGTATATTCACCGAACCTGTCGGTCGGAATTCCATGTTCGAACCATTCATCCCAAACCGCGACTCCCATTCGTTGCGACACGGTCGGATTGCCCACGACCATTTCCGTCATGCCTTGCGTGCGTTGTATCACCGCGTTGAACGATTCGTAACCTTCGTTCGCCTTCGGTATCTGCAACCATACGCAGATGAGTCCGCGACGTTTCATCGGAGAGTAGGCGAGCATCTTCGCCCAGTTCTGCATCTTCTTATCCAATTCGCTGTTCGACGTTTGGATTTCGATACCCGCCAACACATTGTTCCGGCACAACGTCACCACATCGGTAGCGCAAGCCTTGCCGACTTTCGATTCGGCAACAGCCTGTGGGTCAACGCTACGGAATTTCCCCCAACCATCACCGGATGAGAATTTCACACGTGAATCGCGTGCCAACATCAATCCCGCGTGCGCCGCATAAGTGTTATGCCGAACATGGAAACGATTCCCTGCGTAATAGGAAACCGCCATCGTCTCACGCATCCACTTTTCCATCCCGTACAATTTCATCGCACGGTTGATAAGACGTGGACTGTTCGACGGTGAAAGCCAAACATGATTCACGGTCTGACCGTACAATCGTTCCGCCTGACTGAAACCGACGTTGATGATTCCCAAACGGTTCATCGCACCATACAGGTTCGGTTCATCACGCTCGAAAGCGGGAGCGCCTTTGATGGAAAGTCCCGCACGCAGTTGGTCAACCGTGCATGTCTTCCAAGTGAACAATGCTCCGAGGATACTCGAAACGAGTTCGCTGTTCGCTTTCACCATTGTCTCCGCGAACAGTTTGTTCGCAACGAACCACGGGTGGGTCTGCGCGAACAATCCGGGATGCTCCATCTCGAACATGTCGTTGCCTTTATACCAGTCGGCAATGCTTCCGGTCTTCCAAAGATTCTCGTCGTTCGGGTCGAAAAGAAAACGGTCATCGAATGTCACTTACGCCCACGACCTTTCTTTCCTTCACTGTTCTTAGCGTTCGGATTGAATCTTCCCGGATTGAAACCACGGTCGGGCAAAGCCCAGTTAAGAATGTTCTCCCTAGCAAAAGCAAGACCGGGGTCATCCCATCTGACATCACCGTTGGCGATATGGTTGCTTGCCTCGACCGTCTGATATTCGGTTCCGAGAAACGTTCCATATCTCGTATAGTCGAGCCGCCTGTAACCTTGCAATCCGACCGGAACAGTGTCCTTGATGCCGATGAGTTCCTTCGGAAGATGATGCTCAGCCAAGGCCGTCAGCAGATTCAACGCGTCTATCTGCGTCTGCCTTCCAGCCTTGACGATAACCAGACAAGGGTCTCCCGATTGAATGTATGGAAGCAGTAAACCGTTGGCGATATTCTCCCTATCATCCAAATCGTCCGCGCTGATTCGGTCAAGGTCGAGCACGACGAAATCCCACAGTCGGCGTGCCGCTTGGATGTACTGACGGTATATCTGCCAGTCCACTCCGACGCCCGCTGGAGGTGCGAAACAGATGTCGTATGGAACCCCAAGGTCACGTCCTCGATTGGCTCCAACCTGCACCTGCATGCCCGGTCGCCAGTCGGCTATCGTATGCAATGGCTTGTCCTGTCTC